AAAAATTTCAATCAATGTATGACAAAAAGGTTGCAGAGCACGAAAATTTGAAACAAGACAGTAATGACTTGCTTCAATTAAGAGAGGCATTATCTGAAAAACCTGAATTAGTCAGCATGCTTGAAAAAGGACTTTCTGGAGAATCTGTTGAGGGCAACGAAACTGAGGCAAGTACAACCCCAGATAATTTTGACCCTTGGGACGCCTATTACAAGCCAGAATCAGAATCTTACAAATTTAGAGTAAGTAATGAAAAACAGCTTGTACACGAAACAGTAGATAACGAGTTAGCTAAACTACGTAATCAAATGGCGATGAACAACTTAAAAACAGAATTGGTTAGTAAGCACAATTTAGGTGCAGATGACGCAGAAAAGTTTTTACAATTTGCTACAACACCAAAAGCCAACTTACCTATTGAAACACTTATTAAAGTGTGGAAAGAAGGAGAAGGCAAAGGTGCTAAAACAAGTGAAAACATGGAAGCTGTTAAAAAAACAAAGTCAATTCCTAAACCAGCTGGCGTGCTTCAAGGTGGAGAACAACCTCGACCTTCTGAAGAAGACGAAGTTTGGAAAAGAGTTATGAACGCTGGAACTCGTGGTAGGCTAACTAAACAATCATAATAGATAGTTAGGAGACTAAAATGGCTATAAATAAAGGCATGCTAAAAGCATCCCAAATAACAGCCTCAACAACAGCGGCAGGTTATGGAGAAGCTCCAGACCAAAGAAAACTGTATGATTTCTCTGATAGAGTTGCAGAATTAACTCCAGAAGAATCACCTTTTTTCACTTACCTAGCTAATGTTTCTAAAGTTGCGACTGATGATAATGTTTTCAGATTTCTTGAAAACAGAAGTCAAATCAATCACACAGACAGAAGCTTTTTGTTGGCGGCAGCACCAAACGGGTCTGACCCAGTAGTTGCAAACAGAGTATACGGATTTACCGTAGACACTGTAGGAGGAGCAGCAGTAAACTTCCTTACAAAAGGAATGGTTTTTGCAGTTGGTACCTTAGATACAGACGCTGGTTACACCCAAGTTTTGGTTAGAGTTGAAAGCGGACCAGAAACGGTTGGCTCAACTTCTACCTTCCAAGGTAGAGTCATAGGTCTATCTGATGCTAATACAAGTAGTGGTTATAACGTTCTTGAAGATGATGATGTTTGTCAAATTATTGGTACATCATTTGAAGAAGGAACTGCATCACCAGATACTTTCTCAGATAGTCTAGACGACGGATTTGGTTATACACAAATCTTTAAAACAGCTTGTGAACTAACAAACACAGCAATCGCAACACGTCATCGTGGATATGCGAATGAGTTTGATAGAATATGGGCTCAGAAATTACGCGAGCACAAAATTGACATTGAAAGAGCAATGCTTTTCGGTCAAAAAGCTCGTTACGCAGGCGTTCAATACACTG